ACTCTGAAAACTATTACAGGTAAGATTGAAGGGTCAACAACACTTTCTAGCGAGATTCAAGTTACTAGAAATAATACGTTAAAGATTCTAGCTAACGGAGAATTCCAAGGGTCTTCTAATCTATCGGCACCAATTAGAAGAATAAGGACCTTTACAAGAATACCGCGTGATGAAGGCAATGAGTCTTATTACCCCACAATCACTCCTAACGTAACTAACGTGCCAGGAGGCGGTGGAGGCTCAACCGTTCACTACATCCCCGCCTATTTTGCAGGTAGCACTAGCGTTTCCGCTGAAGGCTTAATCAAGACAACTTATACTTCAGGAATTATTTTGGGTAACTCTAATCTAAATGCTGAGATTATGTTACCAGGTATTTTAGAGTGTAATTTATTTATGAGTTCTACTTACGAAGTAGACTCAATATTAAAGAGTAATCACTTTAATGGTCTTATAACATCTGGATCAATGTCTGTTAGTTCTGATAATATAGAGGGTTATATTAAGCTATCAGATTCCGTGATTGGAGGATCAACAATAGTTAGTGCTAATGCTCTGTATCTAACTGAATTATTTACTGGCTCTATGGCATTGAGTGGGTTGTCTACATCAGCAGCGATAGTTATATCTAGCCTGATTCAACCAAATGGAATTCTTGGTGAAATTATTTTAGACTCTGAGATAGAAGCACTTACATTTGAAGGTGAGATTTTAGGACAGACAATACTAGACTCTGAACTTGAGCGCGTAGCAAACTACATAGGTGGAGAGTCTAATTACGATAGCTTTGTAAATGTCGTTAAAGAAAATACTGATTCAGTTAATGCTGACTATGAGCTTAGTTCTGTTTTACAGAGAAGAAATTATCGCTCACAAAGAGTTAATTTTGAATCAGCTTTATTTGATGAACTAGCTATAAGATCAAATGATGAAAAGAAGGTCAGTGAAATATACAAACAAACTCTGCAAAGTTTAATAGGTATATTCTCTACTTTTGTTTACAAAAACGATGAAAATAAAATGGTAAAAGTGCCTTGCTGGCACGGCTCCGCCGAAAGAGTCGTAGCTAAGATGAAGCAAGAATCAACTACAATTTTACCAGTGGCTTCAGTCTATAGAATAGCTAATAAAAATGATGAAAAAAGACGGAGAAGCTCTTCTTTAATAGCTTATGAAACTTACTGGGATAAGGAGAAGCAGAGAGCAGTTAGAGTAGCTAGCTTAGCTCCAACTCCAGTGAATATATCATATAGACTAAATATCTGGACTAAGTATCAAGAAGATATGGATCATATCACTGAACAGGTTCATAGAGTATTCAATCCTGACTTACAAATTATAACTGAACATAATATCAAGACAAAATCATTTCTTTTAGAAGAATCTGAAAATACAGAAACAGATATTCCTGATGGTCAAGATAGAGTAATAAGAAAAGTGTTCACTATAGATGTTCAATCTTATATTCCAAATCCAAAATTCCTTATAACTAATACAGGGAAGATTGAAGAGTTCAACGTAGAGAATTATGTAGGAAAGTAAAATGAAAACAATTTACTTAGCAAAAGCAGAATTAAATCTCTTAAACACGAATACGGGGGTAACTAACCCTGTATTCCTAGACATGTTTGATGGAAGTATTTTCGTAGGTTTACTTTCTGCATTACCTATAACTGGCAAGGACGGCTGGGAAGGGGCCAGAGAACTCTACTCTCCAACGACTGCGACAAGCTATCTTCTTGGAGTAAAGCCTCCTCAGATTATAACTGGGGCTTATTACCCTGTTCAGGCAAATAGAAACTTATTTTCTAATCCTTCCTTAGTAGATACTCCTTTGGGAGTTAGTGGTATGGCGACAGAGTATCAAGGACAGATAGCTTTTCCTGTAGCCTCTCTAGCTTGGGGAAACGTATTAGGTTTAGTTTTCTACCTAGTTTCAAGGGATATTAATAGAATTACTCCACTATTTACAGTTCCTTTCACTCAACCTGTATCAATAGGAGTTGATGATAAGTTGACAATATTGAATACTGAGTCTACAAGAGTTAGAGCTATTGAATTAATTAAGAAAAATACACTATAAAATTTAGTGATGATTGATAAATACTTATAAGGAGATACATTATGGCTTCAGCAGCAAAAACGATAGACTTCAGCATTAATATACTAAAGTATATGGCTTCAGGTCAAGACCTTCCACAGATTACCCAACTCCACATAGCCTTACTTAGCGCAATACCAGCAGACAAAGGTGCAGGAAATGCTCCATACAGTGGCGTTGAGATAGCAGCATGTGAAGTTTCAGCAGGAGACTACAGAGTGGCTTTAGGCCAAAATAAACTAGTCTCAATTAGCGAAGACCCTAACACTAGCTCAATGCAAATTATAAGTGATGGTGGATCAATTGATTGGCCTGATGCTCCTGCAAACTTTAACGTTTCTGGGTATGCCTTGTGTAGCGATGCGAATTCCATTGCTGGTTCGGCTTACCTTGCCTATGAATTGTTTGATGGCACTAATAAAGGCCGAAGCATCATAGCCGGTGATAGTATCAAGATCAATGCTGGTGGCTTAGTGATTAAGGAGAAGTAATGTTAGTAAAAATTGTCAACTTATCAAGACAAGGATTTAATGTGTTTCTCCTTACTGAATCTGGTTCAAAGTCTTTTTGGCTTACCCCAAAAGAATCTGTTTTAGTTCCTGAATCAAGTGTCTCAGGACAAATCAGAAAAATGATAAAGAAAAAAATCTTAAGATTAGAGAGAGTATAAAATGGTAAATATAGTGAGCCCAGGCGTCTATGTAATTGAAAAGGATATCTCTAACTATCCTGCAACAATTGATTCCACAACTGTGGGGGTCGTTGGGTTTGCTGATAAAGGTCCAACGAATGAAGCAACTCTAATCACTAGCCAAGAAAGGCTTGTTGATATCTTTGGTGATCCAAGCGAGGCTGTCCCAGGCCAAGGAATTGTTGGGTCCCTTGAAATACTCGAAGCAACAAACAGACTTTACTATGTAAGAGTTGCCTCTGATAGTGCAAAACAAGCTTCAGCAACCATCCCACTCGGAGTTTGCCCAGCAGTAGCTGTTAGTGCCTGCAATCTTGGTAAAGGAAAAGCAGTTACAATTAAACTGAAGGTTAGAGATCATCTTGGTGTATCAGGTTATGATTATGAAAAAACATATTCAATCCCTGCAACCGGATATGATAGTCAGTTTAACGCTCTTGCAGGTATTTTTGGGACTGATTTAGATGGATTAAAAGTAGCTGCTGCATTCCCATTTACTACAGATCCTAATGGCGTAAAAACCCCAACGGCTACTGATAATAATAAGATTAATGGTTACATTGTAGGATCTGCCGCAGGATCAGGCGCAGCCCTTTACGTATCTGCTAGCGACGCTATTTTCTTACCTTTAGATAAGTCTGGGGCCACTGACGGCTCGACCGCAAGCTTGGTGAAGGAAATTACGGTAAGTGGCGCTACAATCGCTGTTAGCGACACTAATTACCTAGTCGAAACCTTATATCCAGGAAAAGGCTATAACTTAGGAACTACCCCTGACGGAGCAGTCAGCGGAAATAGCATTGAAGTTGATCCAAAGGGTGGTCCAAGCTTTGTTGTAACTCTTAATGATAAGGGCTCTACAAAGGAGAGCTTTAAGGTAAGCTTCTTAACACAGAAGAACTTCTTAACTGATACAATCAATATATCAGAGGATAACAAAGTTTCTGACTACATCCAAGGTAATATGACCGAAGGTGGTAGCAAAGTTAACATTGATTCAATAGGAAGTTTTGCTGGTCAAGCGTCTGAAATTCTGACCGCAGCCACTGTAGATATGGTGTCTGGAACTTCTACGCAGGCTGATGCAAATCCAAGATTTATTAAGCTTGTTCAAGGAACTTACGCCTTGGCAGGTGGTGATAGTGGAGCACCTACGAGCCCTGCTTATATTCCTGAGATCATTGGAGATCCTGCAAAGAAGACCGGACTTTATGCTCTTGATGATGACCTGTTAAACTTGACAGTTGCTGTCATCCCCGGTCTAAATGACCAAGCAATTCAAAATGCTTTAATTACTTTAGCTGAAACGAGCCAAAACTTCATTGCTTGTGTATCTCCTCCTTACCAAGCTCAAGACAGCGTTCAAGAAGCAATTGATTGGTCAAATGGATTCTCAGACGAAAGAACTGCTGCTATAAACTCTTCTTATGCAGCTATCTACTGGCCTTGGGTCAAAACCTTCATTCCAAGCCTGGAAGAAGATAGATGGCTCGATCCCGCAATCTATGGCGCAAGACAAATAGCATACACTGCTGCTGTCTCAGAACTTTGGTTTGCTCCAGCAGGCTTTGTCCGTGGTCGTCTAACCAAACCAAGCCAGACTCAAGTAGCTCTTAACCAAGGCGACAGAGATTCGCTCTACAGTGGCGGTAATGCAATTAACCCAATCGTTAACTTCCCGCAACAAGGAATTACAATTTTTGGGCAAAGAACATCACAAAGAGATCCTACAGCTCTTGATAGAGTTAATGTTAGAATGTTAATGATCTATATCAGAAAAGTTCTGCTGCTATCAACCCAAAGATTTGCATTTGAACCAAATGATTCAATTCTATGGGATAAGATTGAAGCAACTGTTAATCCTCTCCTCGATGATATCAAGCGTCGTAGAGGGATTACAGAGTTTGCAGTAATTTGTGATGAAACAGTAAATACTCCTCTAAGAGTAGATCGAAACGAGGTTTGGTGTAAGATTCTTCTTAAGCCGACCAAGGCTGCTGAAGCCGTAGTATTTGAGGTTAACGTGACCTCACAGTCAGCTAAAATTTCAGGGTAATAACGGAGAATAAAAATGGCAGAATCATATTATCAACAAGCTAGATTTGTTAGAACTTTTAGAGGAGGCCAAGGTCTTCCTGTTATTTCAAAAGAACTAGACTCAGTAAGAGTCTATCAGTTCGAAGTCCACTTCCAAGGAGTAGGAAATACTCAAGGAACTCAAAACTCTGAAGACGAAATTAACCTAACTCTAGCAGCAAAGCAAGTTTCTCCTGGTGGATTAACGATTGAGGCTATTACTGTAGATAGATTAAACGATAAGGTTTACTACCCTGGTAAGGTTACCCAGCAGTCTCTTACAATCACTTTTGACCACCTCTACGTAAGAAATGTTGCTCCTACTTTATGGGAGTGGTTCAAGAGCGTTTACAACCCGATGACCGGTGATTTAATCCAAAATACTAGCCCAGGTGGTGGAAATACACCTCACTTCAAGGCAAACAAGCTAGAGATTGTATTACTAGATAACACAAAAACGCCTCACGCAGTTTTAGAATATTATGGGGTTTTCCCAATAACCTTTAAGCCAAGTGAGTTAAACTACTCAACAAATGAGTTCCATACATTTGAAGTAGAGTTTAAATATGATTTCATGGACTTCTACAATACTCCTAGCATTAATGGCTGATAAAGTAAAACTTTCTTGGAAACCCGCCTATAAATACTATAGGCGGGTTTTTTCGTATTATGAAATACTTTCTAGAACTTATTAACTCTTACAAAGGTCGTGGCTGCTGCATTACCCGTATTGATGAAAAGGCCAAGCCTAAAGCTGCACCTAAAGAAAAAAGTTACGATGAGCTTAATCAAGACTTTACGTCAGCATTCCCAGCTATAAAAGCAGCAATTGATCAGAATCCACAAGGAGCAACTCTTGAGGGTGGAACTGTGGGAACTAATAAACAAGGGGTATATAAAATTAAGTTCTCTCCTGAGCCAAGAGACACAGCTCAAATTACTAATAGAGGTTTATTTACTACGAAAGGTCTCAATGTTACTGAGAAATCATTAAAAAGATTTCATACTATCTATTTCGGAAAACAAGAAGACGGAGAAGCGGCTCAAGATCAACAAGCAACCCAACAAGAACAGCCCCAACTAACCCCAGAGCAGCTAGAAGCTCAACAAAAGGAAGCAGAAGCTAAGAGTATGATACTAAAGTATCTACAACCTCTTCTAGATAAAGTTTGGAACAGTGCAGAAAACAATCCCAACAAAAATGTTCTGTGTAAGTTAAAGATTGGTAAAGCTATCGCGATGTCTCAGAGAAACCTAAGAGGAGACAGAAGAAGAAAAGGAGACACCTCACCAGCAGACATAAAAAGAGGAGACGAAGCTTATAAACAATTTCAAAAAGGTAAACATTGTGAAGCTCTAAAGATATTCCTAGATACTAAATGGGCTAAACGATTAATGTTAGATAAAAAACGTTTTATAGAAGCTTCGACAAATACTGGGCAAAAATTAAGCGTTAACGCTATATCAAAATTAATCGCTCTTAGTGCAGATCAAATAACAACAGCGTTATTTAATATAGATTGCCCTAGAAATATTAAAAGACAAGAATGTGTTAAATTAAACACAGAGTCTCTAAAAGCAGATAATAAAGATGGAGAGAAGGCTAGAAAGAAGTTTGAGAAGGTAATGAAGGACTTGTCTTCTGACAAAGAGCTATCGCCTGATAGGCTAGCAGAGATCAGGGAGACTCTGATCTTTACAAGACAAGGAGACATGATCATCAGGATAGCCCCAGACAAAGGTATTGTAGTATCTGATGGTGATAGACTTATGTTTGATGCCTTTTCGAAAGGCATGAGAGATAAAGGTATCCCTAATCCTATTGTCTATGATTTAGAGCAGAAACCTGTAAGTGGTGATTTGATTAACGTTCGAGGAAAGACCTTTGAGCATATGTTTTCTATCCTGAGCTTCATGGATGATCTACAAAAAGCTAAGGGTAAGAAGGAAAAGGAAAAGATTAAGAAAGCTTACGCAGATTATCTTGGCAGTATTGATAGACTTTGCACATTCTTAACAGCTATGGAGAGCTTGGTGGATGGCTATGAAGACAATGAGTTCTCTATAAATGAGAGTGATCTAGTAGAATTCAACCACATTAGAGACCAAGTTACTGAAGCTGAAGGATGTCTAAATTTAGCTAAGACTTTCAATGCGTCATTAGGTAGAGCACAAGCTAGGTATCGACTGATGGATGCTGATAAGGTTTTACAGGTCGGATCTACTGTAGGTGACGGAACCAGAGAAGACGTTGTTTACCTGTATGATGATGAAGCAAAAGCTCGCGAGAAAGCTGCAATGCTTGGTCTAGAACCCGAACTGAAAACACTTTCAGAGATAATGAGAAATAACCAAGATTATGCTGACGCCATTGGATTCAACCCAGAGACAGATGATAAAGAGGTTTGGGTTGTTCCTGATGGACTAAAGATGTCAGCAAACAATAGAGCTTGCTTTGGCAACGGTGGTCGCGCAAAGAACGTCACACTTCTAAGTGCTGATGAATCAGAGCTCAATGAAGATCAGAGAAACTGGATAAGAAAAACCTCTGAGGCTTTAGGATTATCTGAAAAAGACGTTGCTGCAATCAGAGGTCCTATGCGGGAGTTCGGAGCAGAACTTGAAGAAACTGAGAGACTAATTACTGATCTGCACTTAGATAATAAAGTAATAGGCAAGAACGGTAAGGCGACCAAGGAGAGCGGTTTAGGTTACATCAACAGCCAGATGGAGGATAGGAAAAAACAACTTAAAGGATTAGACCCTATCTCAGATCCTGTTTACCAAAATCTTAATGAACTGAAAGAGCTTATGCAAGCTAAACCTCTTGATCAAGCTGCTGTAGACGCTCAGAAGAAATCAGTCATTAAAGCAATGCAGCATGAACAGACTAAGAAGTTCCTTACAGAATCTTTAGACAGACATCCTAACGGAAAGTTTAAAGATCCTACAAGATCTAAAGCTGCTGCAATGTTCTTATTAATGTCTGGGTCTACCAATAAAGACATGTCTACGTCTGTTATCGGTGTAGGTAAACGATCCAGAGGAAGTCCTGTCGATTACATTGTTCCTCATAACAAAGCTCTAGGAGATTACTTCAGAAGAGCTTTACAAGGAGATAACTCTGTTGGAATTGAATTCGCAGAAGATGAATCAAAAGATTTCTATACCAGAGTTAGAACTAATGATGAGGACGGCAACTTATGTCAAGTAGAATTTATAAATAAACCAAACGGCGCTATGAGCAGTATGATTAATAAAGGAGCAATCAGAGACAATGCAATAGAAACACCAGAATCTCTAGGAGAATCAGAGAACTTTGGTTCTAAATTGCTTCAATTACTGATAGCCCAGAAAAACATACTTATGGAGTTTATGTCTAGGTAGTAAACCAGTAAGGATCTGTTGTATTCTGTAGCAGATCATCAAGCTTGTGTATTAATATATTTTTATATCTTATAGCTTGTAGTTCTATTTCTGTAATCTTGAATACATCTTCAGTAATAGCAAGTATAGATTTGTTATCCTGTTGCCAAACTATTAAAGGCAGCTTCCCTGATTTTTTTGCGTCTCTTTCTGCCTGCCTCCAAAATTTCCAGACCTCTGAAGAATCCTTGAACAGATCGTCTATAAAGACCTTGTTATAACCTTTCTTGCACTCTATGCAGAAGGCAAAGTTCTGTGGGGTGATGAGGTCACCGTAGATCATCAAATGTTCAGGAAGTTTATGCGATGTCGCGAATGCACCACTGCCTGGACTTCTCATGAAGTCGGTAGTGTCAAATCTAGCGTTCAGCATCTTACATACTTTGTTCTCGAAATTGACACCCTTGCGACGTGAATTCACTGACCGCTTTTTCCCGCCAGATAGATCCTCTAGGTAGTCAACTGCGGTCGGCTCTTTTTTTGATGGTTTCTTTGGCATTTGAGATCTCCCCTGCTATAATAGGCCATGATTGACTCACCATTATCCAAAACATTTAATAACATCAAGTTTAAGGTTGATCATAGGAGTAAAGATAGAATGAAGGTTACTATTAAGTTAAACAAAGATGAAGCTCTCGCTTTTAAGAATATGAAGCAGTCTCTGCTTCCCGAGGGCGTTGATGATGATAAATTCCTCAAGAGTATTTTCTTCATGGGTTTGGAGCAATTTCATAAAAACACCATGGCAATGATGAAGCAGTATGTCGAAGAGAACGAAGAGAAGCTCCGTTCTGAAGGTGTCGATGTTGACGCAATCTTCGAAACTGCCTCTACTGCCGAAGAGATCGAAGACAATGACAATGATGAATAATTTAACTTGGGTCACTAGTGATAACTGGGTGACCTACTCAGAGTTGCTTGAGTGCGTAAAGAATAATGATTTGAGTAATTACACGATTACTCACGCACTCTCTCAACACAAGAAAGACGAGACCAAATACGGTCTTCTGTTTCTGAATCTGAGAGACAAAGCCAGTCAGCATCTGATGAGTAAAATTCAGCAAAGATATCAGATGTCTGAAGATACTTACCCTCTATATATCATAGACTCATTTGAGAACCCAGAACTATTCGGAACCTTTAATGTTAAGGTCGCACCGACTCTGATTGTGTCTCATCTGAAGTTCTTTGTTACCAAGGATTACCTTCCGAGTATCTACTCGGAATTAAGGGTCTGAGTGGGAGGGATCTTTGGAAAGGTCCAAGTCTATTTGTTGCTCCGCTAGTTTGAGCCAATAGGCTTGGACCTTCTCTTTTTGTCTCTTCTCTTTGCTATACATCAGTCTAATATTATTAAGTATTACTGTTGTAAAGAAATTGAATGCTGTTCCTTTGTTGGGACTGAAGTTTTTAATCTTCACAAAAACTAATAGAAAGCAGTCCTGTCGAACATCATCAAATTCAACACCATTAAATTTGAATCCGTCGAATATATTCTTAATGAGAAGATCGAAATTCTCGATGAGTTCCTCTTCCCATATCGACGGATGAGCCTTATACCCAGCGATTACTTTCTCGAATCTTTCATTATTTAAATACGACATAATCCTATTATAGACCTATAGTTATGTCCACACCTGAAATTTGCAATGGCTGTTCCCAACTCAGAAAAAAGAAGCCAATTCATGGGTATCAGGATTATGTCCTTGATGACGACATGCAGAATGCTGGCGGCATTCTAGTTCTCAATGATTCATTCAGGTGGAATAATGGAATCACTCCTGTAGAGGGCAAGGAGCTTTCACTTCTCCTCCAGGCATACGAGGAAGCCGGAATCCCAGAGTCTGAGTATCCACATATTACTCACTCTGCTTGCATCAAGTGTCCATACGTTGCTGCGGATGACATGTCAACAAATGACATGAAGATCTGCCGCACTCACCTGGAAAACACAATCAAGGCTGTCAATCCGAAGTTCATCATCTGC